TACATAATATAAACCATCATCTTTACCAACAAATACATCAGGGCATATCTCTTCACATAAACCATCACCTGTGCATAAATCTTGGTCAATCCAAACTTTCATATAAATATATTACCTTGTAAAAAAAATTTTTTTTTAGGATTCGTATAGCGTACCCTTCACTTGCGTGAAGGGCGTACTATACAAACAAAGAAAGGAGGGCTATGAAGTATGTCCTAAATAAACCAAGGAGGTTTGAATAAAGACTTCATGCCTTTCTTGTGTGTTTATTATATCATGTTGGTTGTATAAACAAAAGGATTCGCATTTAAATTTTATTGTGGTATGGTAGAGAAACAAGCAAAGAGTTCTTCCTGCTTTTAGAAAAGGATTCTTGATAACAACATCAATTAAGTGGTTTAGCAGGTCCATGGTAACTAGGGTAAAAGCCTATTACTTCACATTGTTTATTTGTTACTATTTTTAGTTCATTCTGGTTTGGGAGGGAGTGACACAGGGTTAGCACCACAACATAACAATCATTAAAGAAATATACTTAAAAAAATTACTTTTACTAGCAATAATGGTACATACAAAACCTAGTACCACTACATATAGTACCCCTTTTAACAGCATATTTTAAAGGGATAAACAACGAAGTTGTTGCCACCCCAGATTAAACCTCCCCCTATTCAAACACTACTATATATAGACTATTTAGAATTACTATATGTTGTATCTGTACAATAATGCACTAGGTATAGTACTACTATATATAGTATGTATAACAGGGTGTACCTTTTTTATAAATAACTGCAGAGGGGTATCAGGTTTAACTATTAGATTCACCACAATAATAAATAAAAGAAATACCTTGCATAAATCCTGGATAGTGTAATGTAGATATTACAAACAAAAATACCTAGGAGGGTACACAATGAAATACACGATAACAAATAAAGAAACTGGCAGATTGTTGCAGGTTGATTCAAAAGAAAAACTTGATGAAATCATTTTTGCCATTCGTCATTTGATTGGTGTCAATCTTGATGTCAATGAAGACAAATATGAAATAAGAGAAGAAGAGAAAAATTCTACTTATGCAACAGAAGAAGTTGGTAATCTCGGTGGTTATGTAGGTGGCAAAACTTTGTTACCAGGAAAAACAGAACACACTGATTCAAACGCTCTACTCCTGCAATACCAGGGTGAACGAGCTGCCCATGTGGACACACTCGATAGTGTTGCCATGAGATTATTCGGCAATACAGATTGGGGATATATACACGATAAGAAAAACGACAAAAAAACAGTCGTTTACTTTATGCACGAAGACACACGCACAGGTGATGAAGATGAATAAAGTTAAAAACAATATTGACGATTCAAAACATAGCAGGAAGAAAAATCTTCTTCCTGCTTTAGACAAAGCTCTTAATGAGTTAGACACGACTACAAACTGGACTGCAAAGAATCCTAAAGAAGTAGAGTTCAACTGTTGTAGCTCTTGCATATTTGGGAGCAGACAATTTGATAATCATGAAAGCAATGTTGTAACTTATAATGTCCAGGACCTGCAAGGGTTTAGATGGGCATATAAAGAAAACAGAAGCAACGAATATTGGTATGGAACACCAAATAATAAAAGAAGAGTTGAAGGCGAATATATTTATTTGCAACATTCTGGAAAATCCCACAAGGATTATTTAAAACTGATTGAGGTCTTAAATAAGCATGGCATATTTGTGTCATGGAATTGGGATAGCCAACTAAAATTAAAAGTAACACTAAACAAATACAAAGAGGAGGTCCTAAATAATGGATAATATAAAGACAGAGAGCAGACGAATCAAAACTAACTCAACTGGCTCAATGAGTCGAGAAGTTACAAAGGATGGCGTAACGCTCTTATATAGTTACGACACTATCGTGGGCTATGTAAAAAATGGTAGATGTGTATTAGTCAAGGGCAACACATACTCGCAAACAAGTGCCATACATATAAGCAAGTACAGAGATGAGTTTGGGCTAGAACCAGACGACACATTTATATATGCAGCTTTTACGAGAAGAGCTGCTATTGATGGCGTAAATGTATATGGTGGATGGAATCATAACGAGGGAGCAGCAGGAAATTTACCCTGGTATTTAATAGCAGTAGCAAACTAATCTCCCTAGGTAAAAATAGAGCGTAGGAAACTACGCTCTATTTTTTTTATCTACCACTCATAATATATCCTTTAGTTTTTTCTATAAAGAAGACTGTATGAGTTTTTTGACAAACAGAACAAGTAGAACAGGACCTTGCGAATAATTAAAATAAGGTTTACATACTTTTAATTATGTCCTAGAATTAAACTATGGATTACATGGGAGTCAATAATATGATATACCAGGTTAGGAGTGTCAGCGTATATGGAGGTACGATGACATGGGAGTACGACAACGAGCATGACGCAAAATGCAAGGTTAGAGAACTCAAAGATTTTGGCAGTATGTTCATAGTTAAGCTCGTTGAGTTAGAGCTAGAACCAACTGCATAACAAAGAAAAATAAGGAGGGTTGTATGCCAAAAGCACACAATAAATTGTTTAACTGGTTTATGGACAAGCCATTGTTAGACGACTTAGATGAAGAATTGGAAGACATAAATGGTTTTCCAATTAAAAATGAGGAGGAATAATGCCACAACTATTAAATACTAGACTCGATAGACATATTGTATGGGATTCACAAGCAAGTAATAACGAACAATTTGCTATCTATAACAAGATAGAGTTTTGGCGTTGTGATGGATGTGGAGCAGAATATAGTTACCAATCAAATGCAGACTATAGAATCATAACTGATTTTAATTCTTTTGAGGGTAATCTATTATCACAATATTGTGCTAATAACTGCGAAGTACATTGGGAGATGGGCTAATGCCTAATATATTTAGCGAACCTAAAGAACTAAAAAAATGGGCTATAGCTTTAGCCAATGCGTGTGGTGGTCAAGAAGTGTCGCAGTCTAGTATTAAACTAAACAAACACAATGTGGCTAAAGTGGATAGTCTATTAGAACAATTTGCAGTGGATTACAATTTTCACATGCAAATTATGAATGAAGTAAGAGCAGAGCAAGACAAGGAGGTAAATATGCCAGGTCCAGATATGGATATTGAAATGGAACAAGGAAAAAAGGAGGAAGAATGATGTCTATACTTATAGGAATCTTAATTTTTAGTTGGGTATTTTCTGGCATTTTGGCAGATAATTACGCATTAAGAAAAAGATTTAAAAGAGAGAAAAGATTAGCTGCTATTGATTTAGCAAGATACAACTTTGTTGTAGGTATGCTTGACATACATCAACAAAACGATTTAAAAGTTTATTTAGAAGAGGAGGCAATCAGCAATGTTACAAATAATTGATGGCGAAACTTATGTCAATGGAATCAAAATGGAAATAGGAACGATTCCAGTAGCAGACATAGCCAAAAATTTACACTATATAAATGAAGAAATAACTAAGAAACAAAACTCTGTTAATAGATTATTGGAGCAAAGAGATGAATTAATAGTTCATGCTTTTAAACATGATTTTTCTGCAATAACTTTGGCAAAGATTTTAAATCTTACAAGACAAAGAATTTACGATGTCTTGAACAAATTTGGCAAGGAGGGATAATGGCTAAATTTAATTTAGAAAATTATGAAACAGTAGAAGATAGACTAAAAAAATTTTGGAAGGATTTTCCAAAAGGTAGAATAGATTCTAATGTCGTTCATATTACAGACGATGGTACATGTGTAACTATTAGAACAAAAATTTACAAAGATATACAAGATACAAAACCAGTTACTACAGGTATTGCACAAGAAACCAAAGGTCAAGGTGGTTTCGCTAATGCTGACGCTTGGATGGAAAACTGCGAAACATCTTCTATAGGTAGAGCTTTAGCTAATTGGAATTACCAAGGTAGCACAAAACCAAGACCTAGCAGAGAAGAAATGTCTAAGGTCCAGGTAGAAAAAGTACCAGTAAAAAAACCTACAAAGGAAGAACAAGCAGCTATGGAAAAAGTAGTTGACAAAATGATAGAAGAACCTGCAAAAAATGTAGGTCAACAACTTAATAAGATTCTTGAAGGCATGATTGAAGATGAATCTACAAGAAATAAAATTAAGACTGATGTTTATTATGAGTTAGTTGAAAACAAATTAGCTGACGATGATATAAATAAATGGACACAAAAAAACATGGATGTATTCCTTACAAGAGTAGAAGACATGTTAAAAGATAATAGTAAAAAAACTGATGAACAAAAATTAGTTGAAGATGTTTTTGGTAATGTTGAAGACAACACCAGAAATTGTCCTGATTGTGGTGATTCACAGTGGATAGAGGACAACAGAGAAAAGAAGGCAAGTAATCCAGAAAAATTCGGTGCTATACCTTCTTGGACATGCAGCACTTATCAAGACAATCAAGGTTGTGGGTGGAAGGCTTGGAACGATACAGATTGTCCTAAAGAGTGGCTTTAGAGGACAATGGTATATCAATAAATGTTGATGCACTTAAAAAAAAGTTGCAGGAAAGATTTCCTAATCACAATTTTGACATACCAAGTCCACCAGACACAAAATGCAAACAAGAATATGACTGTAAGAGATTAGGTAACATCACTTACAGTGATAAGGAAGGAAATATATATTGTGGAAAAAGATACAAACAAACAAAAGAAAATAACCCATATCATTGGGAGTATAAAGAATGCCATGCTCTTTTGGAAAAAGCAAGACCAGAAGACAAGCAAAAAGAACTCCCATTTTGATATAATTTCTTTTTTTGAGAAAAACAATTATGGTTACAATGGAATTAGAATTATTTTTAATAAACTAGAAATAGATATTACTGATTGGGTACATGAAAAAATAACTCGTGAAAGAGGTGGCATGTCTTTCATGTTGCCTAATTGTGAAGGTGAGTTTTATTTAGCTTGGGATGATATATATAATTTAGATATTAAATTTGTAAATACACAAGATGAATTTAAATCACAAGTAAGTTTACCTGATTTTGAATACATGATTAAGGAACTAGAAGAACAAAGAAAAAGACATGTAGGACAGATTAGAAATATGCTTATCAATCATTTTAATGGGTAGTTCTTACCAAGATTCTTACGAATCTCGTAATAGAGGACAGGACATGGCAGATATTGCTATGCAAAACTATCTTAAAACAAGTGGTTATGAAGAAAACAAAGACTATTTAAGAATAGGAACTGACCCAAAAACAAACAAACTAGATTTATTTTGGTTTGCCACAAAAATAATATTGCTGCCTGATTACATTTTAGTTGATTCAGGTTACATTTATTTTATAGAAGTAAAAGGCACAAACAAATTAAAAGAGGATGATTACTACCAAATACAAGAAATGGCTTACAAAGGCTCACGATACAAAGAAGTCAAAGTAGGATTAATGTATTTTTCTAATAGTAATGCAAATCCAAAATGGTATGACCATCTTAAATTAAGAGATATGTGGATGGATGAAACAATACCTATGAAGTATTATCCAGAGTTAGATTTTAAAGGTAATAAAAAACCTTACAAAGAAATGCCTTACAATGGACAATAATTATCCCATCCTTTGTCATTAATAGTAAAAGTTAAAACACCAGGATGACTCCATAGTCCTGTTCGTTCTGTAAAATCTATACTGGCATCAATACTTGGACATTGAAACCAGGTCCTATCACCTTGTTGCTTCATACGAAGATGATGATAATGTGCAGTAACTAATATTTCTGCATCACCTGCAGGTAACCACCCATACATTTGACCCTTCCACCAATTTTCTATTTTATTTTCTGGATTACCTTTACCACCTGTCATGTGTCCATGTGTAAAGCTGACCTTTTTACCTTTTATAATTAAGGTTTGATGAAAACCTTCAGGTATGTTCACTTCTACTTTTGCATATCTATCTGGATTAGCTGACATAATTTCTTTACATATTTGTAAGTGCATTGTGTCGCTATTGTCTAATCGTGATGATGCGACTTGTCCTTTTGATGTCCTTGTCATTTCACCATGATTACCAGGAACACCACATAAAACTAACTTTGGTGCATGTGGTAAGAATGTGTCTATGGTTTTCATAATCATTGACCTTGCCAATGCGTATTGCTCAATCAATGACAAACTGACTGAATGTGGTTGGGATTCGTAATAGTGAGGACTACACCCCTCTGTAATATCACCCATTCCCACCATATATATTTCATCTATCTTTACTCCTAATCTACGCAAATCTTTTATTTTATTTACGCCATCTTGTAAAGCTCTGTTATACCTTTTGATGGTGTTTTCAACTCCATAATCTTTTTTACCAATTTGCCAATCACTCATAAACCACATAAAAGCAGTATCACCTGCATCAAATTTTTTAGTCATTGGTGGTTTTTTCTTTGCTTGTTTAAATAAAGCCTGAAAATATTTATCATGTCCAGGTTTTTTCTTTTTGACTATGCCTTTAAAAGCATAAAATGTTTCTGTGTTTCCACCTTTTAATTGTACATTCCACGAGGATGCACGAACTGCACCCTCTATTTCGTAATGTTTTGGGTCGAATCCCCAATCTAATAATATAGAATCTAGTTTGTTTCTATAATTTGGGTCAGTGCCTACATGAGTTATTTCACCTAACCCTGTCTGCTCGTTAACTTCTAGTCCAGGTTGCCATCCTGACTTGTAAAAGTTGTTACCCCATTCTTCAGGTATATTTGGCAAAATACCTCCTTTGCCCTGTCAAGAGAAGTATACACTGTTATTGTGACAAAAACTACTTACTGATTTGTTTTTTTGCGTATGTCTTAACGACTGCTAGTGCAGCACCACCACCTGCAAGAGCAGCTAACTGAATGGTTTCAGCTTCTACGCCTACAAGAGGAGCAACTGTTAATGCACCAATGAACGCTTCAATAAAGGTCCAGGCAGTTCGTTCAAGCATATCTTTGAGGTCTTCGCTCATTTTATAACTCCATGCTTCGTTCCAAGGAGTCCACCCCACATCTTTTTTAAATGTGCCATCTTGGTTTCTTTTTCTATTATTTTTTTCAAATAAATCTGACATTATGTAATATTCCTACCACTAAGTTTAGCATTTAATACTTTGATTTCTCCACTAATCTCTTGTAGTTTTTCATATACATCATTAGGTTCTTGTGGTTCTAGTTGTATTTTACTGTATTCAATAGTAACTTCGTTACCTGCTAATAATTGTGCAGATACTTTTGGATATAGTTTTTTGTATGCGTTTGCTGAACTGCCTACCATACCATTAAAATTTACATCTAAATCTTGTTGACTATCTCCGACAATAAGACAACCTGAGGTATGCTCATCGGTGTTTCCCTGGTGTATAAGTATATATTCAAATCCTGGAACATCTTGAATCCACAACATGCCACGATGGAGTTCAGGATATTTGGCTTTGTACCTTTTATCGAATCCCCCAACTGTCCTAAGTTTTATAGGATATGTTCCTTCAGGAATGCAAGTTTCGTGCATAACTTTTACTGCTTGATATTGGTCCTCTAATGTATAACACTCAAACAACCCATCAATAAATAACAGACCATTTGTTGCATCTTTACCTAATTGTGTTCTAACTACTTGAAGTTTCATTTTGTCCACCTTTCTTGCATTTGCAAACGCAACTGCATTGTTTTGTGTCACCCCAATAGCCCATAGTTAATCTCTAAAGCCGATTGTGAGTAACCATATTACTAATGTAATTATAGTAGCAAGTCCTGTGATTTGTTGTGCAGAACCAGTAAGTGTTAATGTAGCAATAATTAATCCTACTAAAGTCCAACTAAGGTTTAAAGTTTCTTTAATTGCTTTTACAAACCAATCCCATATCTTACTTATCATAATGTTTTCCTAAATACAAAAGCTGCCATACTAGCTATTCTAGTCAAAATAACTGGCACTACCACCTCCTGTGCTTTTTCTTTCTGGTCATTTGTCATGTCATCTCCTAAATTTGTCAATGATATATTTTCTATATCAATTAATACTTCTATTGGATTTTCTATAAATGTTTCAAATTGTACTTCTGTAACTACATCAGCAAGTGTGTAGTTTTCTACATCTGCATTTTCTACAGCTCGTTCTACATATTCTTCTACAGCTTCAGCTATTACTTCATCTTCTTTGACAGCTTCTGCAATAATTTCAACATCTTCTGTTTGCACTTGCAACACCTCTGCAACTACCTCAACCTGTTCTTCTGTAAGTTCTTCTATTTCTTCTATAGCTTCTTCTACAACAGCTTGTACTATTTCTTGTACTTCTTCTGTAGCTTGTTCTAGGTTTTGTACACCTATGTCATTGACTTCTTCTAATACTTCTACAACTTCTTCGGTGTCGAGTTCTTGCACATATACTTCAATGGCTTCTTCAACTTCTTCATCTGTTAAATCTTCCTCTATGTCTATCTCTATAACTTCTTCTAGCTCTGCAACCTCTTCTTCAACCATCTCTTCAGTAAGTATCTCCTCAACCTCTTCGGTAATATCCTCCAATGGTTGAATTTTAGGTTCTTCATTGTCATCTCTTCGTATATCTTCTTCGTGTAACTCATCTTCTTCTACCTCTTCAAATTCTGTATTCCAATCATCTATATCTATATCTTTTATATCTTCTATTATTATAATCTCTACTTCTTCAAACTCTTCTAAAAATTCTTCTACCTCTATAACAGTATCTATAAACTCCTCAATCTCCTCTTCATCCTCAAATATAAATATCTCAATCTCCTCTTCAAGTTCAAGTTT